ATTAAAGCATCCTCTCTGTAATCAGTTAAAAGCTCTCTAATAGTCTTTTTGAAGTCCAAAGCATCATCATTAGATAAATACTCTGCAACAATCTCATAAAGCCTTAATGATTTTGATCTGTTGTTACACGAATCAGCAACCAATACATGATCCTCTGCAAACGAGTGCCTCAGATACCCTTTTGAATCATCCATGTTTAACCCATTAACAGACATTAAGTGATTTATCTTGTAAGAACTAGCATTAGGATCATCTTGATCCATAAAAATACTGTATAGTATAATCAAATCTTTTTCTGCATCAGTGCAGTTTGCCCATCCTTTAGTTGGATCATAAAATAAATCTTTTATCCAGCTTCTCTCACCTAAGTAATCAACTCCAGCCGCCCTAGCAAATAGATTAACATTCTCAATGCTTGTTATATCTGTATAATCAGATGGTAAAGTATCCTCAAAGATATAAGGCTCTTTAGCTGTTTGCCCTGCATCATAGGTTTGGGTACTCTCGTTGTAATAATTATATCTGCCTAAAACTCCCATTGTTACAATTTAAACACTCTTAATCTTGCGTTTCTACAAAGAGCCTCCCCGTTGTTCTCGCCTTTTTTAAAGTCTATCTCAAAAACGTGGTAAATATTTGTTAAAGTCATTTTTTTAAATCCACTCATTGAGTAAAAAGTGTCATTAGTTTCTGGTTTTACTCTAATCTGAGATAACACAATATCAAAAGTACCTCCTAATGAATCATAAATCCTAGCTTTGCAATCTGTTTTTTTCCTCTCGTCATTACCAATATCACAACTCCATTGCAGCAAGTAGTCTCCTGCTGTTGGCGTGAACCCTAGATTAACCTTCGCCTGCCATGCTGTTGAATTGTTATCTGTTTCTGCATCAGCATCATTGTAATACTCAACAGAAGTTCCTCCAGATCCATTTGAGGCTGCTGTAACCCTCCCCTTTTGATCAACAGTTATATTTGCATTAGTATAACTCCCTGCTGTTACTGCTGTATCAGATAAACTTGAATCCTCCCATGATGCACCGTTAAACGCTTGCAATACATTAGCAGTAGAGTTAAATACTATTGAGCCGTTTTCTGGAGATGTGATTGCATCAATCTCTGTTTGTGTTAAACTTATAGGTATTAATTCCATGCTCATATCACCATTCTAAATAATCCATTTGCAACATTTCCATTCCTACTAACCTCTACTGTATTAACTCCAGTTCTCTCAACTCTCCATCCAACAGTGCGCCCGTCAGACAACCTAAATACCTCTGGTTTCAAGTCTAATGTATTTAACGAGTGAGTAACAGTAAAAGTTGTTCTACCTCCTGCAACAACTCTTGTTACAGTAGCCTCAGCACTATCTAAATCAACAGAGAAAGATAAAATAGGCGTTCCGTTGCTGGCAGATGTTAACCTACCTTTACCATCAACAGTTATATTTGCATTTGTGTAGCTTCCTGCTGTTACTGCTGTATTTATCAAATCGGCTGTTATCTCTTGACCTGTTATGCTTAAATCAATGTTAGAACTATCTGTAACGGTAGCTGCATCATGTTTCTTTGCTACTGCATCGGCTAAATCAACCTCTGTTTGTGTGTAAGTGTCTAAAAGTGCCTTGTTTGGGTGTGTATGCCTTGCTGCTGTGTTAGCGGCTACATCTACATTGCTTGATACTCTTAACTCTGTATAATATAAATTAGATCCCTCTGTTACATTCGTAGTGCTATCAGAGGTTTTATCAAAAACATCTGTGCCAATATTGATAACAAATTGCTCATTTGCTCCTGGATTGATCTTTGTAATAGCAATCTTGTTAACCGTTGCTGTTACTTTATCCTCTAAAAAACCCTCTGTTGTATCTAGTGCGCTTATTTTAACCTTATCATTAAAATCTGCTGCACTTATGTCTGTGATGTTTCCAGCATCATCAACCTTTCTCCATACTCCAGATAGGTTTATAAATGCTCTATAAGTTCCAGAGGGTGCATTAGTAATGCCACTCTCATCAACCAAATTAACTACGTATGTACTTGCTGTACTCATGTTTGTATTATCTCACCGTTGTTAATAATCTCTCCAAAGTTACAAATTTCTCCATCATGTACGACTAACTGAGCATCATTACTTATAGTGAATTTTGCATTGTTGTCAATCTGGAATTTATGCGATACATGATACTGAAAGTATTGTGATACAGTTATATCATCACCGCTTATTAAATGCCATTTAATCCCGTTAGAAGATCTAGGTCGTAACTTTTCATCAAGGGAATGTTTTATAATGTAGTGTCGCTGTAATGTTTCCTGTTGTATTTCCGTTTGGCTCAAATCTAATTCTAAACCAATTCAATTTAAAATCATTCTTTTCAATAGATATTGAATTATCATCAACATCAAAACTCCCATCAGTAGAGCAAGCCGCCTTGTAAACAGTCCATGTTGTTGGTGGAGTGCATTTGCTCCCTGTATAACTCTCCTCTATAAATATTTTTGGAGTGCCATCTAATCCAGATGAAACAAGATTCAACTTCCATTCAACACGCTTATCAAAGTTCACCCCTCCAGAAACCTGTTGAAGTTCACCCCTCCAGAAACCTGTTGAGCATCAGCACTAATATTATCTAATAGGATTGTGTTTCTCATATCCCATTAATAAAATCTTGGAATTGCCCGTTGTATTCTGGATAGGTATCTGAGTTATCACAGATATACCATTGCACCGCCTTGTAATTGGTAATAGATGAATTATAAGCCTCTACTAAATTAAAGTTATTATAACTAGGTGCAGAGCTATTTTCATTCTGCATCCTAACTGTTCCTGTTGCCGTTTTAACGTTTAGATTATCTCTAAGTATAAAGAAATAAACATATTGTATTAGCATTGTTTTAATGCCCTCTGAGGTTAGTAAACAGTTACCATCATCTAGGTTAAATGAGTTAAATATAGCAAGGAATCTAACATCTTGTGGTACTTGTGGTGTTATAGGGGTTAAATCTGCAATGAATAAATCATACAATTCTGCTCCTAACAACTGCACAAGCAACTGATTTTCATACTTTTCAATGTATGAATCAAGGTTATTATAACAGTCTTTCGCTATTTTATATTCCCCTGTAAAATCTGATTCCTGTATTATTGCCATTATTTAAATTTCGCTTTGCCTTGTTTTACTAATAATCTAGCTTTTGCCTCAGACATTTTGATAACCATGCCGCCCATAACAATATAACCGTTGTATTTTTCTGGTGCTTTAGCCTCTACTTTGTTCTCTGTTACAATCTTCTCAGCTTTGTTGCTTGGTTTGTTCTCAACCGCTTTTTTGTTTCCTTTCTTCTTTGCCATAACTTAATGTCTTTTACCACCAAAAGCCCGTGCATCTCTGCACAGGCTAAAGGTAGTTTAACTCTTGTTATGGAGTTTCGATTGCTCCTTTATCAGTTGTAAAGTCTCCAGTTACGAAAGATCCTCTATCATTAGTTTTAACGATACAAACACCTCTCCACTCAGCTCTAACCGTTCTAAGGTTTTTAGTGAAATCATCACTATCTAAACCAACCTCAATAGAGATTGAACCTTTGTCATAAACAGTAGCCAAGTTGAACGCTCCAACTAAGTACTCATCCTGAGTTACTAAAGTAGATTCAATGATATTAACACCATCCAAAGAAAGTTGACCAGCAACCATTTGTAATTGATCAATGTATCTATCATCAGTAGAACCAACTTTAACCATTTTAAGGCTAGTAACATCAGATGGGTGCATTAACGCATAGTTAGGAGCAGCCTGATCAGCTATCTTAACTTGGTTGATTGCAACTCTTAATACATCAACAATGTTCGCATTGTCAACAGTACCAGCGAAAGAACCAGCAGCAAATGCAGTAGCAACAGTTTTAATACCGTTTAAGTTTGTTCCTGTTCCATTACCTTGATAAACTTGGTTCTCAACATCTTTCAATAACTCTCTCATTAACTCATTGTTAATTTCAGAAGTCATGAAGGAAATATCTTCTACCATCTCATCAGATACTTTGATAAATGCTGTTCTTTTCTTAACAGTCTCAGATGCAACAACTAGATCAAAATCTATTTGGTTTTTTAAAGCACCCTCAGCAGTTCCACCAGCAGCACCATCTTTGTTTGCTTGTGATACCCATGAGATAACATTGCTCTCAGCAGTTCCTCTTGAAACAATATCAAGCAGTCTAACTTGACGAGATGCTAATGCACTCATCCCTGCTAATCTTTGCTCAACTGGTACATTTCCACCAGATACATTTGTAGAGATTAACATATCAGCAGCAGCCTTAAAGTTAATAGATGCAGATTTATCATCTTTCATCTTAGCCAAAGTCTCTTTGTTTGCTTCTAATCCTTTAGCAATAGAATCAACCTCACCAGCTTTTGCATCTTTTTCTCTCTCAGTTAGTTTTTTAATAGCAACTCCATACTCTTTTAATGCAGCATTAAGAGCTTTGCTTTGCTCTACTCTATTGTTTTCTAACTCAGATTTAAGAGAATCAATATCCTCTTTTGTTGCTTTTGCTTCGATTGCAGCGGCTAAATCTGTTCTTGTTTTTTCATTGTACTCATTGTACAATACTGCCATATCCTCAGCAGTTTTTCCTTTGAAATCCTCAGTGCTAATTCCTTTAGCCTCTAAGAATGAATTAAAATTTTTCATTTTGTTAATTGATTTAAATAAAATTGTTTATGATTATTAATTGATTCATTCGGCTCATCAGCACCAAGTGAAAGGTTTTCATCCGCTTTCGGCTCGAATTTAATAAGTGAATTATATTGCTTTTGTATTACTGTTAATTGGCTCTCAATGGTAAACAATCTCTCATCTGTTCCCTTACCGTTTTTCAGAGCTGTTATGCAGCCCTCCATTTTCTTGTTTAGTCTGTTTAAATATTTCTCAATCAATTCTGGAGAGTGTAAATCTTTACCAGAAACGCTAAATACTGGAGTTTCTGAGTTAGCTCCAAATGTAACTGCACTCCCCTCCATTAAAAACACCTCGTTAAGCTCTGTTAAACCATCCTCTCTAACCTTAATTTTATCTGGAATAGAGATAAATCCTATACTATGCTCTGTTATTATTCCATCCTGGTAATCTAAAAAAGCATCATCACCTTTTGTTGATCTACCTAAATCTCCAATGCCTATTAAATGCTCATGTGTTTCCTCTAAGTGTTTCCACACTCCAATCTCATGCTCAAAATCATGGTATCTAAGAAACTTTATCTTTCTGTTTGATTGGCTTTCATGCCCTCTCTCCTTAATTGATTTTGCAAATGCTCCTCTGGTTATTATATCCCCATCAGCATCAACATTGCCAAATGCAGATAAGGCAACTTTCACTCTCCTGCCTGCTGTATCAATATCCTTAACACTAAGCTCTATTGATTTTGTTTGAAATCCGTTCATATCGTATCTGTATTATCATTCGGTGCTGCAACTAAAGATTTTGCAAGCTCCTCTGATATGTTGTAAGTTTCTTTTAATATTTCTGCTTTCGCCTCATTGCTTGTTGGCATACTTAGCACTGTATTAATGCCCTCCACTACTATTTTATCTTTCTCTGCCTCTAATTTTTGATCAGATTGCAATGCCTCAACACTACTAAAATCTCTCCTCAGTCTATAACCGCCCTCTGGAAATATGTTTTTAACTAGGTATTGATTGTGTTTTGCTTCAATCTTTTCTGCTATTGGAATGATCGCATTAGTGTATAATGCTTTTTCTGCCTCTTTTCTGTTGTTAAATGTCTTATTTGCAGGATCATTAAATAGGCTAGAATCTAACCCAAACACATTACAAATTGCTCTAAGGTTTATAACACCTTTCTCAACTAATTGCAAATCAGTTGAACTCATTGCCATCTGAATATAATTCAAATCAGCATTAGTTACCTTGATTTTACCAAAGTTATGAGTTCCTCCTGTATCTGTATTCCATTTATCCTGCATTGCCTGTGCCTCTGTATTTGTCATTGGTCGGTTACTCTTATCAGTAATCAAACCAACCGCACCTCTATTCTGTAACAATGCAGCATCAGCATCCCATCTATCATTACCAACTTGCACCGCCCTTGATGCTACTTGAATGATTGACAAGCCATCAAAGCTCTCTTGTACGCTTGTATAAGCTGGGTTAAATAACTTAATATGCTCAATCTCCTCTGAATCATAAACCCTCTTAGTAGTGTTTAACTCAAATTGATACCTTGCATTAGGTAAAAAGAAATCATTTCCAGTAGTAGCACAAACAAAAGGAGATGGTAATACATCAACCTCTGCAAACTTATTACCAAACAATCCAGTTTCTCCTAATAGATAACCATTACCATTAGCTAGTAAATAGGTTAATAATTGCTCCTCAATATCCTGCCATGTGTAACCCTTTCCTTTGTTTGGGTTCTCCATTAGCTCGTGTAATTCAGTATCTAATACCTCCTCCCATCCATCAGCAGTTTGCTTTTCTATTACATAGGGTACTGAGTTGGTAACATCAACTATCTTTTTGATAACAGAGTAAACATCAACATTTGATTCATACCCTTGTTGCAGTAAATTTGTAGGGTTCATTGCTAATTTATTGGCATTAAAACTGCCAAACAATTTCCAAATAGCCTGCCTATCTGTTGTTGTTAACCCTAATTTACCCCCTAACCAAGTTTGAAAACTCATTAATTTTAGAAATATATCTTACAAAAATACAATTTTATTTATAATGATTCTAAATAAATGCTAACCAATGAAAATCGGCTCTCTATCTAAATCATCAAATGCGTACCTAATAGCATCAATAGCATGGTTAAAATTATCTATTGGCACATTCCCTCCTTTGGTGTGCCAGATGTAATTATTTAACTCTTTTTTGATGTTGTGGCTATCTGGATGAACGTGTATTGTATAATCCTGCATCTGAGCAATTCCATTTCTTACACTATCCTTTCCTTTTTTGCATGGGTATATTTTAAACCCTTTACGCCACAACTCATCAATCAATCTAGGTTCTGCATTGTCAGCAATTACCGTTTCCTCTGGTTTTACATACTCCCTCATTAACTCTGCAATCTGATCTGTGCTTAATCCCTTATCATAAATAAACTCCTGCACAAATAGTTTATTATCTTTTTTAGCCACCTTGATTAAGGTAGTAGGATCATTCACATAACCAAAATCCATACCCCAAATAAACGGCAGGCTATCATCAAATTCTGCCTCAGTCCAGTTGTCAAATATAACTCCCTCAGCTTTTTCCAACCACCCTCCAATATAATTATGGTAATACCATTTAGGGTTATTTTTCTCAGCGTTATCAGCCTTTCTAACAAATGATTTAGATAGATATTCTAATGCAATGTGGTATGTTGTGTGGATATGCTCAACCTCTGGATGGTTTGAGATTGTTACATCATAACCTCTAACATTTATCTTTTTACTGTTGTTATCAATCCATCTTTTATAGATAAAATGCTCTTTTGTGGATGGGTTTTGAATCCAAATAACTCTATTTTGTGTTAATGAACTTCTAACAGAATCATCAATTGTATCAAAAGCCTTTTCATCATTAAAATCCTCACCCTCCTCAATAACCCATGTTGTTATGCCTGCTAGTGATTTTAGATTAGCTGTTTGATTTCCAGATGAGGTTTTAATACCAGAGAATATTATAAAACTGCCTGTTATTAGATTTATTGCTTTGTCTTTTGTTACGTGGAAATTACTCTCAGATCCATTTCTTTTTAATGTTTCTTTGAACTCTGGTATTATTGATTTTTCAGCAGATGTCATTGTATATCTGGTGAATAGTATTCCTTGTCCTTTTGAGTATGTTAATCTAGTTATGAAGTCGTGTATTGTTGTAGATTTCAAAGATCCTCTGCCTCCAGTTACTAGAAAATACCTCTTTTCAGATGTGTACAAAGGCTTATAAACCTCATTCAGTTTTACTCCACCCATTCAATAGGATTAATTGAAACTCCTCCAGATAGGTTTAGATTTTCCTTTGGCTTTCCTAACAAATGCTCTGCAATAAACTGCTGCCCTTTTTGGGTTTCAGCAAATGATTTTAAAAACTGCACAGTGTTTTCATCATCAGAATCTTTTCTGTACAACTCTCTTAATGCTCGTTTAATTAGATCTTGCGCCTTTTCCTCCTGCGCCTTTGGTTTTCTTCCAGCACCCTCTCTTTTTCCTCCTGCTGCCATAATTTGAAATAAATTTGATTAATCAAATATACGTAATTTTTAACATCTAGTTATTTACTTGCTTTTATTCCAATTTCTAACATCCTCAATGCAAACTCCTCTGATATTCCTTTGCTTTCTTCTTTGATTTCGTTTATCTCCATGCCTATCTCAAGATCTGTTTTCATGAAAAGATAGAGAACAATCCCGTTAAGGTGCGAATAATAGCAATTATCAGCATTATTTAAGAAAACACCATTTTGTTTATAATTAATATTATCATAGGGATTTGATGTGTTAACCTCTTTTACTTCTATAAATTTCATAACTCAATTATTTACAGCTTTTATCTTATCCTCTTCTTTTTCTATGTTCTTCCACCACCAGCTCATCCTTAACCCTGTCGTAAGTAACAATAGTTAACGGGTGGAGTATCATGCTAACCAGCCTTTTCGTAGTGCCTCCGTTCTTATAATTTTCTCTAAGGAACTCTAATGCATCTTCCTTTGTTTTAATATCTTCTTCTCTCATAACTTAATTATTTAC